GCATTGAGCCATCTATGTATTTCTGGCCTGATGGAATCAATCCTATGTCTGGTATTGAACGTCAGATGAAAGCTGCTTACGTAAATGTAAATGGTGTTAATGTCTATCAAGCATTGCGTAATACACCTCAAGTAGCGTTACTTCCAGCACCTCACCTTGTTAACGACGGTAAAGCAAACACTGTTGCCACATCACCTGCAGAGATTAATGAGCGTCGTCAAGCAATGCTTGCATACTTGAAACCAGCGTGGCGATAATGACGCAAAAGTTTGACGGTAATTACGACTACACAAAGCCATGGCGTGCACCGATACAGCCTGACCAAGTAGCAAAGCGTTGGCAGTACAACGGTCCTTTTACATCTAATATGGAACGACTAACAACTCAAGCACTAATGATTATGAACGTTCCTGGTAAAGATATTCAAGCAATGGTTCGTCCACCTCTTCCACAAATTCGGTTATTCCCTGACCGTTTTGGTTATGGGTTCCGTGGACAACCAGGAATTGATGATGTTGTAACTATAGACAGAGTTTACGCAGAGCCACGTGTATCCTGGTTCTCAGGTGGTCCAGCAGGTTTCCAAGCTGCATCTCGTAATGAATTAGGGGGTATCTAATGGGTAATAGCAACGCATCCAATTGGGCAAAACGATGGGCAAAAGGTCCTGTAGACCGTAGTGGTCGTCCAGCATCAAGCGAGCCTTTGTATTCCGCGTTTTCAACAGGTCATGGGATTAACCGCAGCACACCAAAAGGTAAGTTAGATTACCCAAAGGGAATGACATCTTGGCATAAGCCAGAGGAGAAGTAATCATGGACGATGGCGATGGCTCATTCATGATGGAAATTCAAGCACGTCAAATTGCTGAGAATGCAACCCGTTACAAGGGTTCACACCCATGCTCAACGTGTGGAATTATTATGAATCCAGTACAGGTTTTACACAGCAAGGGTATGTGTGCATCTTGCTACTCTCAAAAGATGTCTGACCGTGTAAAGCGGAAGATGGTTTAAGCATGGCTAAAAAGAAAAAAGCAGCAGCAAAAGAGGTTGAAAGAGTCGGAATGACTCCTGAACGTGAAGCCGAGATTGCTAAAGAAACTGAAGGAGCGTTAGCTTCTGCTCGTAAGTCTGAGGAAGACCGTGTAGCACGAGTCGGCGCAGCAGGCGTAAAGGGCACAACAGAACGTACAGCGGTTGAAGTTGACGCCAATCCTGGAGTAAAGTTTAAGAAAAAAATTACTCGTGACACAAAAACTGGTCGTGCAAAAGTAGCAGACGTTGACGTTCGCGTTTCAGGAGAAGAAGACCAGGGTCCATCTGCTGCTCCTAAGATTCAACTTCCAGGACCTGTAATTAGCACTGGAAGAAAATTAGCACGCCAAGGTATAAGAGCACCAAAGCGTGGAGAACTTGCTCGTGGTGTAACAATTGTTGAACCAAAACCAAAAAGAGCAAAGAAGGTTGCGCCAAAACCTTTAGTAGAACGTGATGCAACTACAGGGCGTGCAAAAAAGAAATCTCCTCCAACACCTCCAACACCAAGTCTTACTGTAATAGCTCCAGTAGCACCTAAACCTGAGCGGTCTCGTCCATCAATTGCTCCAGGAGCAGGAGCCCGTCGTGAGCCTGTTTATATTGATACAACTAAACCAGAAGGTAACCAAGCAAGCCGTAAGTTAAAGGGTTTAGCAGTTCCTCACAAGGTGATTGCTCCAGCGGTAAACCAAGCCCTTCAACACCTAGATGATATGGCAGCCACCAGAGGAACTACTGAGCACCACGGTCACGCAGAAGCGTTTAACGCTATTCACCCTACTATTTTGGGTATGGACGCAACTATTCACCACGCATTAGGGGCTGTGTATCACCACACGATGTATCCAAAACATAATTCTTCTAGCGTTATAACCCAAATTAAGTCTGCTATTGGAGATAGACTATCTGAGGGTAAACAACTAGAAACCCAGCGAGCCCAAAGACAAGGAAGAGCATAATGGCGAAGAAGATTAAAAACCCTGCAGTTGCAGCAGCAGCAAAAGCTGGCTCAATTAAAGCAATGCCAAAGAAAGAACCAATTAAGAAAGTTCCAGTAGAAAATGTTTCAAAGCCTGCAACTAGATTTTTTGGGCACGCAGTTTTGAAGGGAACAGGAAAACCAAAGATGGTTGAGCCTGGTTCTAAAAAAGAGGCAAAACTTAAAGCTAAAGTGGAATGGGCTGAAGCGTACGAAAAGAAATCTGCCGCAAAGTCTAAAGCTAAAACTGCAGCACTGAAAGCAAAAGGTAAAATCTAATGCAATGGAATGATCGCCGTAAAGCTAAGAAAGCGGCTAAAACAGGCGCTAAATTAGTTGAGCAATATAAGCAAAATAAAGGTAGAGCACTCCATGAGACTGGCGCTTTTAGCGGTAGAACAGATGGGGACTGGAACCGTCCTAAGCATTCTTCACAGGCAGAGAGCCAAGCAGCAAAAGAACTGAACTGGTAAAGGAACCCAAATGAAAAACCCACTTAAGAAGCCAATGACACCAACACAAAAAGCAGCAATGGCTGATGTGAAGGCTCGTGGTAAAGACACAAAGGTTGCACAAGCAAATGCTAAAGAAGCAAAGAAAAACGTTAAAAAAGCAGGAGCAAACACACCCGCATTTAAAGCGCTAATGAAGAAAGGCAAGTAATCATGACAGTTAACTCGTCACGCTCAATGAACGCCTCACTAAATGCAGGCGCAACAGATGGTAAGTATCGCAAAGCTCGTCCAGACACAGAGGTAATCCCCGGTAACGGTGACGAAGCAACGCTAGACAACCGTCAATCACTTCATCCTTTTTACGGTTATGGTTTTATCACTTCTGAGTTTCCAAACAAGGTAAACCCAGGTAAGTAATCATGGCTAAGCGCACCTCTAACACTAAAGCTGGTCCACTTATTCAGGGACGAGAAGAGTTTAAAGGCTCAAATATGCAAGGCGTTAAAGGTGCCCCATCTTCTCACGGTTGGTTATCTAAAACTCAATTCTCAGAGCAGATGGCTAATGTAGCAAACACTACTGATTACCACGTAATGTCTTACGGAACTCCTATTGCTGTTCACCACGAAGGTGGTTGGATGTATCCAGACGTTTCACACAGCCCATCTACTGGTCGTCACCAGTCAATCGTACGTAGTGCAATTGGGGTTAAGAGCGCACGTGACAAAAAGATGGAAGAGCGGGCAGCTAAGAAAGCAGCCAAGGCTGACTCAACAGAGCAAGGTTTGTGGAATCAATAATCTGCTAAGATAATCGGACTACTACAAGGAGCACAATGAGTAACGTACCTATTCTGGGCGAAAAGAAAATGGACAATGAACCGATGTTTCGGTTGTTGTACTGTCTCGTCTGCGAATCGTTAGACGAACTTCCTCCATACAATGGTGACCCAGAACAAGACCACCTGTTAGCGATTGCTTGTGAATCACACGTATTCCCATCAGGTGAGCCACACAAAGGTAAGTTGTTTGTTCTTCCATTACGTGCCTGGGCAAAAACAGAGTCCAAAAAAGAAATTGTTCGCCAGATTAAAGGCGGAGGTTCTAAGGGCCTTGCAGAAGTAGATGACACCTTCTACGACTCACGCTCTATGTTCTTAGACGACGCAATGAAATGCTATCAACAACACAACAAGCCAAAAGATGGTTGCAACGACTGGCAAATCAAAGAGAAGTTACTCATCCCTAATACTGCAAAAGAACGTAAAGCAGAGGGTATGGGTCGCTACCAGGATGAAGCAGGTCCAAAGACCTACCTCTGTAATTTCTGCCCAGTATCTATCGCAGTAAACCAACGTAAACAAAAACTGTTAGGACTAAACTAATGACTGAAGAGACACCACAAATTCAAGCAGCGTACTCTGTTGTAATCAAAGCAGATGGAGCGCTAGAAACAATTCCTGTTACAGAAGGCGTTGGTCGTATTGCCAGCACCTACGACATATATCATACTAGCAAGCAGTTAGTCTCCGAGATTGATGACTTCCTACTGGCTGAACGTGTTGCTAAAGCCGTAGTTGATGCCTTACAGCCTGTAACTCCTAGTGAGCAGCAGCGTGCAAAGATTGCTGAAGCATTATCTGAGCGTGGGATAGACCCAACAAAAGCTTAATACGCTCTAAACTAAGGCTATGTTTAAGAACTTAGGAAGTAACTCAAACCCTGTACACATTCAGGGCACTGCTACTTCCTATTTTTCTGCCCCTGAAACAAAGTTAGACCCTAAGTTATTCTCAGAAAAGACTCTAAAGGGATGGGTTCGTAATGGAATTCTGCAACTTCTATTTGGGTTCCTAAATACCAAGTACCGTAATTCAAACCTATGGGCACACGTATGGATTGCAGGCTCTGGTGTCTCATACCAGTGGTCAGCAGCACGTCAGCCTGGAGACTTAGATGTTCTTATTGGAGTGAACTACATTCAATTCCGTAGAGCACACTCAGAGTTTAATGGTCTTGGCGATGTAGAGATTAGCCGTATGTTGAATGAAGACTTCCGCAACCACCTACAGCCACAAACACAGGATTGGAATGGGTACGAGGTTACTTTCTATGTAAACCCAGGTGCTACTGACATTCGCACTATCAATCCTTATGCAGCCTACGACTTAACCCACAACGAGTGGACAGTCCACCCTGAGCAGACAACTGCGCCAGAGAACCCTGTGTGGGATGAGTTTGCAAAGCGTGACCTAGTAAAGGCAACAGAGATTGTTACACGCTATACCAAAGCTCTAACTGACGTACAGGGAGCTCAGAACGACCCAGCACGTCGTAACGCAGAAACACGACTACATGCGGCCCTAACACAGGGCTCTGCAATGTACGAGGACATTCACGGAGCACGCAAGTTTGCCTTCCGTACAGAGGGTGAAGGTTATGCAGATTTTTACAACTATAGATGGCAGGCTGGTAAGAAGTACGGAACCGTACCTGCCCTAAAAAAGATGTCTGAGTACTGGTCAGCATACAAAGCACAACAAGCAGATGAAACTTATGGCATTGACCTGCCAGATACTCAGACCCTAATTAGAAGAGCAGCAACATACCGAGCAAAGGGATAAATGAACATACTCGTATCACTAGACGGCGTACTAAGTTCGGATTCTGGAGAACCAATCCGTGCAGGAGTGGCGCTTTACTACGCCCTAAATATCAATAACCGTGTAGCCATCATGACTTCCCGCAAAGAAGCAGACGCTAAGCAATGGTTACAGTCTCACGGGATCATTAACTATGACGACCTGATTGATTCTTCTTTTGAGCTGGCAGGTGAGGATCTAAAGAAGAGACAGTTTGTTGTCTCTCGTTCCAGGGCCCCTATTGAGATGTATGTAGATGCTGATCCAACTATGTGTGCTTGGGTCTTTGAAGAACAACGAGTTCCAGCAATCCTCTTTAGCCATCCTAATTTTGCAGCAGTTGAGAACCGACCAGATGCCCCAAGTAAGGTACGACGCTGGTCAGATATTGAAAAGGCCATTACCAAGGTCAACATCGCACGCTCAGAACAAGCAACAAGACCAAAAGATACCGTGGCTGAACTCTGGTCTGATTGATGCGTGTCATCTTTAGCGGAGCTGAAGTAGGCTCTAACCGCAATCTTCTTTTTGGCTCAAAGGTTGAGTCAATGGGACTCAACTTTTGGACTCTTCGCAAAAGAGGATTGCCTACTACCAAAAGATGGTTGATTAGCGAGCACTTTGATGCTGACACACAGGTGTTTATTGAGTCTGGTGCAGCTCAAGCTGACAAAGCAGGGCTCTCAAAAGAAGAGTTAACTTCTTTAGCCGCTGATTACCAAGAGTTCCTTGTGGATAACTCTGAGAGAGCATCAGCTTTTATGGAGTTTGACTCCATTGTTTTGGGCAAAGACTGGGTAGAAGCACAACGACCTTTCTACGAACACGACCCTAAGTTCTGGGTAGTCTGGCACGAAGAGTATGGGCTTCCTTCCCTCAAACTAATGTCTCAGACCTATCAGAACGTAGTCATACCCAACGATGAGATTGAGGCTGTAACTAGCCTAGCCGCCCTCACACGGGGCTATCAGAGGCAATTTGGAACTCAGTACCACGCCCTTGCCTGTGCCAAGCCAGACAACATCCGACAGGTACCATTTAGCACTGCCAGCACATTGTCGTGGCTTAGCCCAATGCGCAGAGGCGAAACAATCGTCTGGGATGGCGCTCAAATTAAGCGTTATCCAAAGCGCATGAAAGACCAAGCACGCCCTCGCTACAAGCGCATCGTAGAGAAGGCAGGGCTAGACTATTTAGGGTTTAGCCAAGATAACACCCTTGAAGCGACTAGAGTTGCGGTCTGGTCATACCTACAGTTAGAGGCATCAATGGACAAGAAAACCCCTGATTTGCACATCATTGATGGTGGCAAAAACAAGGAAGTATCTGATAACAGCGACACCCCACTTATGAGTGGTTTGATGGAACTAGGGGGGTACTCTTCTGATAACAGTGCCTCTGAGATGCGGAAACTTGAGCGCCAAGAAGTAGTACAAAGAGACCCTTCAGAGGTTCAAAACCTACCTGTTTTTGGTTACAAGATGAAGACTGTCGTTGAAACAGATGACGATGGCAAAGATGTCTTGATGGACATCCCAGTAATTCAGACCCAGCAATCTTCTTTACGGCAATGCGATACTTGCTTTGTGGCTGCTAACTGTCCAGCCTTCAAGCCCCAAAACACCTGTGCTTTTAACCTCCCGATTGAAGTCAAGACCAAAGACCAACTCAAGGCTTTGATGACCTCAATGATTGAAATGCAGGGTCAAAGAGTTGCTTTTATGCGCTTTGCTGAGGAAATGAACGGAGGCTATGCAGACCCTAACGTCTCTCAAGAAGTTGACCGCCTAATCAAAATGGTTAAAGAAGTTAATGACATGGCCTCGGATAAAGAGTTCATTCAGATTACAGCACAGCGTCAAGGCGCTGGTGGAGTTCTCTCTGCTATCTTCGGAGACAAAGCTCAAGCTCTAAGAGAGTTACCTCAAGCCTTAAAAGAAGAAACAGTTACAAAAATTATTCAGTCTTCACTAGAAGACTAAGTATCTGATAACAGTACTTCCTCTAATTTGAATCAGGGTTCACCCTGCAGAGATAGATTTCAAAGTAAACAAAGTTAACAAGTGCGTGGTAGGTTTTGCCACGGCACAATGGGGTTCCCTGTTGAGGGGTATTTACACAAACATAGGAATGGTGGTAAGGAATTGGGTCTGTTTTCTTTTGAACTAACAACTGACTTCGTCGCTTCATATAAGGACAAGAAGGCTCCTTTTGGGTATAGGGATGCCGCTGGAAACTCAGTTGGAGAAATAACTTTTCTTCGTACCTATTCACGCTTAAAGGCAGATGGTACTAAGGAGACTTGGGTAGAGGTATGTGAGCGGGTCATCAATGGTATGTACTCTCTACAGAAAGACCACGCCAAGCGTCAGCGACTTCCTTGGTCAGACGCTAAGGCAGCAGCCTCGGCTAAAGAAGCATTTGACCGTCTCTTCAACCTGAAGTGGACTCCACCTGGGCGTGGACTATGGGTAATGGGTACCCCACTCGTTAATGAACAACGCAACTCTGCTGCTTTGCAGAACTGTGCGTTTGTATCTACTGGGTCAATGGTAAAGACCGACCCAGCAAAACCATTCGCTTTCCTTATGGAAGCCTCAATGCTCGGAGTGGGCGTTGGCTTTGATGACAAGGGAGCAGACAAGGACTTCACAATCTATGAACCAAAAGAAACTTACGAGTATAAAATCCCTGACACCAGAGAAGGCTGGGTTGAATCTACAGCCGCCCTCATCAATGCCTACCTCAAGCCAGATACAAAGGCTCCAGTATTTGATTACCAAGAAGTCCGCCCAGCAGGTACGCCAATCAAGACTTTTGGCGGAACAGCCGCAGGACATGAACCCCTAAAGAAGTTACACGACCATATTGTCTCTATGTTTACCGGTAGAGCTGGAGAGAAGTTATCTAAGACTGATATAGCAGACATTGGAAACATGATTGGGGTCTGTGTTGTTTCAGGAAATGTACGCCGTAGTGCTGAGCTCCTTATAGGTCAGATTGACGATGATACCTTCTTAAACCTTAAGAACCCAGAGGTCTTTCCTGAGCGCAACTCTTACGACCCCGCTAAGCCAGGTTGGGCTTGGATGAGCAACAACTCTGTAGAGGCTAAAGTCGGTTCAGACTTCTCTAAGATTATTGACGGCATTGTCCGTAATGGTGAGCCTGGAGTTGTGTGGATGGATGTATCACGCAAGTACGGTCGTCTCATTGACCCACCTAACAACAAGGACTGGCGTGTTACTGGCTACAACCCTTGCGCTGAACAAAGCCTTGAGTCGTACGAGTGTTGCACACTTGTTGAGACTTACTTGAATCGTCACACTGATTTAGATGACTTCAAAAGAACATTGAAGTTTGCTTACCTTTACGCCAAGACTGTGACTCTTCTTCCGACGCACTGGGAAGAGACAAACGCAATTATGCAACGTAACCGCCGTATCGGAACATCAATCTCTGGTATTGCTAACTTTGCAGACAATAACGGTTGGACTGTATTGCGTGACTGGTTAAACACTGGCTACGAAGTCGTAAAGAAGTATGACGAGTCTTACTCTGAGTGGCTTGGAATTCGTCAGTCAATCAAGATGACTACAGTAAAGCCATCGGGAACAGTTTCTATTCTTGCTGGTGAGTCTCCTGGAGTTCACTGGGCATCAGGCGGTAAGTTCTTTAACAGAGCAATCCGCTTTGCAAACTCTGACCCAATGCTTCCGCTATTTAAGATGGCTAATTACAGAGTTGAACCAGCCTCTGAATCTCCAGAAACAACAAGCGTTGTTTTCTTCCCAATTCAAACGGACGCTAAGAGAGCCGAAAAAGAAGTTTCAGTTCACGAAAAGGTTGCACTTGCTGTAGTCGTACAGCGTTACTGGTCAGATAACTCTGTCTCTGTAACCGTAACCTTTGACCCTGAAAAGGAATCAGACTCTATTGCTTCTATCTTGCACATGCACGATGGTCAGCTAAAGACGATTAGTTTCCTACCCATGGGTAACATGGTCTATCCACAGATGCCATACACCCAAATCACCGAAGAAGAGTACGAGGCTTCTCGTATGAATCTTATGCCTATTGACTTATCAGGTGTCTATGCAGGTATGGCAGCCGATGCTATAGGAGAGGCTTACTGCACAACAGACGCCTGTGAGGTCAAATTAATTAAGGATAGTCAATGAAAGTAAAATGCGTAAAATGCTTTGAAGAGTTTGAAGAACTCTCAAAAGAATCTTCTGACGGGGTTTGTCACTCGTGTAGAGATTAAGAAAAGCCCCCCAGTTATTTGGGGGGCTTCTTCTTTTACTTCTTGCCTCTAGGCTGTTTGTTACTAGCCTTTGCAGAACGTTCTTGTTTCCTTGCTTTCTGAGCTGCTTTACGAGAAGCGGTTGTATCTGCTTTTGCTTTTGCTTCTCCTTTTGCAGCTTTGTCTGCTTTTGCTTTTGCTTGTTCTTCAGCAAAAGGGCGAGTCTTATCTCTAATGACTGTAATAATCTTTTTTGGGTGAGGAGTTGTAATTACTTTAATTACGTGGTCAATATTATCTGGGTCACGGTCTTCGTGAAGTATGTTCCCATTTTCTTGTATTGTTTGACGACCACTTTTTACTACATTAGAAGCAAGGCGATAATTTACATCGCGCTCAAAAGAGCGGTCTCCTGCATGGTATGAAGTCGCTAATGGGATTGACATAGGTACAAGGATAAAGAAAAAGCCCTGATTTCTCAGGGCTTATCCTTACTTACTTAAAATCCTTTTGGCTTCATTAGCCTTAATACTCATAAATCCAGTCTTTCTTGGATTCATACTTCCAGGCTTCTTGTAACCTTCGCCTTTAGGCATATTTGCAATTCTTGTTGCTAGTGCTGCTGCAACTTTGTCGTGATGCTTTGCCATTGACTACCCCCTCTCCTTCTCTGAGTGTAACACAAAAAGAAAACCCCCTCATTTCTGAGGGGGCTTCCATTATGCGCCTGCTTTTGCTATGGCTTTTGCTTTTTGCTTTGGCTACGACTTATGCTTAAGAAGGGAACTTCTTTAACCAACGCTTTACAACGTCAGTCTCTGTTCCTTTCCACGCGCTCCAGTCTTTACCTCCACCGCTCATAAAATAAGCGATTTGGGCATTAACCACAGGGTTGAACAGTTCAGCATTTGAAGCCAAATTGAACTTATCCCTTCTATCTTCTCCCAATGAACCAATCATATTGACTTGGAATAGACCGTAGGAGTTGTCTCCTGTCTTACGATTACCGTTGTGAGATAGAGGGCTACCATGTGATTCCTTCTTCGCAATAGCCCACGCTTCTTTAAGGTCTTGACCTTTGAAGCCTACGGCTTGCAGTAACTCAATTAACTGAGTGTCAGTTAATTCATCTGCGTTGACATACTTGGCGAGTATATCTTTTTGCGATTTTTGCTCTACTACTTGTGCTTCGGCTTGTGTTGGGCTAGAGGCTTGTGGAATACCCACCAATCCCTGAACCAATACAAACACTCCTGTAAAGAATGTTCCGAACACTATCTTGCCTTTTCTTGTTAGTTTCATAATCACTCCAAATAGTCATTCACAACCTCGGCTGCGTTTGACTGCTGGTGGCGGATACGATGCAGGTATCTCTCCGTAGTTACGATTGACTGGTGACCTAACCGCTCTTTGACCTCGTGCACATCTACCCCGTTCTTTAACAACTGAGTAGCGTTAGCGTGCCGTAGGTCGTGAGTGGTGGGATACCAACCAATCCCTGACTTGTTGATGGCTTCGTTCCAAATGGCTCGCCACTTGTCACGAGGTAGGTGGCTTTCGCTAAGGCTTTTGCTAAGGCTTTTGCTATTGCTTCTGCTAAGGCTTCTGCTATGGCTTTCGCTATCGCTTCTGCTATGGCTTTTGCTAAGGCTTTCCCTTTTGCTAAGGCTTTTGCTAAGGCTTTCTACCTTGCCCTTTCCCTTGTCCTTTCTATAGTGATTGCGGTACTCCCTGACCGCTTCCTTACATACCTGACACCTACAACCGCCCACATTGTACGAATACGCTGTTGCGTGTTGGAATGTCCTGCTTCCAATGGTGTAAGGCTCCCCTACTACGCTTGTGGTAGGGCTTTCTATTTTACTCCTCTTCTCAACCAGGTGCTTTGAGAAGAGCAGGTCTTCTTTTGCTAGGGCTTTTGCCCTTACAAACTTCTTTATCTCTGTTACTAGAGCTGAGCTTAGGACAACAGTTCGCTTGTTGCCGTTCTTTGTTGCTGGAACAATGAGAAATCTTGTCCCCTCGGACTTTGTCCCTGCGGGCAGGTATGCGTAGCCAACATCTGAGACTGTGCGCCTGACATAGACCTCTTTGGATTGGAAGTTAAAGTCTTTGACTCTGAGTTCTGTGGCTTCCCCATAACGGCAACCAGAGGCTATGAGGAACTGGGCTAGAAGAACGCTTCCGTCTGTGGGTAAGTTCTTTAAGATAGCCTGAAAGTCTTTAGGCTCTAGGGTGTAGGTGGGGTCAGGCTTGGGCGTGCTTAGTTTTATGCGGTGAGTGGGGTTTGTGGCTATTGCGTCATCATCAACGGCGAGCCTGAATAGAGAACCTAAAGAAGTCTTTAGGTGTGAGATTGTGCTTGGGCTAATCCCTTTGGTTGCGAGATTGTCCAGCAAGTTCTTTATGTCTTTCTTGGTAATTGCGGAGATGCGCCTAGACCCTAAAGAAGGTTGGGCATACTTCTTTAACAGGGTAATGTAATTCTTACGGGTTATGACTCTGATGTCATTCGCCGCCGAAAGTTTGGCTAAGTAATCGTTGAATGTCTTTTGGTTTTCGGGCATTAGATTAAACTCGCCTTCTTCGGCAAGTAATCCAGCGTTAAGTGCTTTAGCCCTAGATGAATAAGTGCCTACGGATTTGACTTTTCCGTCTTGGCGGTAATAGGCGGTAAATCGCCCTTTGCGTTTGATTGCGTAAGCCATAAGGACAACCTACCAGCGAGTAACTTAGAAGGCAAAACAAAAAAGGGGATAGATTGCCAGTTGGCAACCTATCCCCTTTAATGTATCTTACTTAACCTTCTTTAAGGCTTTGTATTGCTTGGTGCTTTTAACTTTACGGCTAGTGTCTTTATCTGCTAAAGACAGTTGGAAACGCCAAGAGTTAATTTCCAAGTGTGTTTTTATTCTATGACAACTAGAACAACGAACAACACACTTCTTTATCTCTTTCTTTAGCAACGCCATAGCGGTATTACTGTTTAGTGCGTTACCTATGTTGAAC